GTACGTTGTTCCCAGAGTCCAGTTTCTCTGGGTACACTGTGTTAGTGCAATTTCTAAACTTGTAACCATAATTAAAAACTCCTGCAGAAGACGAATCCTCTGCAATGAAAAACTTATTAGTTTCAAACTAGAATTGCAGAGCACACGCTCCTAACAACGGGCAAATAATTGACCGCTCTACCGGGCACTCGGTAGACTGATTGTTCATATATATTTATAGACCCGTGAACCTGGTCTTTTATTCGTACTCTATTGTACAGGGACGGTAAGTCCCGATAGATATACAATAGGGCACCCCGTGAAGAAAAACAAAGAAAAATCTTCTCCGACGGATTTCCACGTTGAGCATGAATACTTTTTAGCGTCTTGAAGGCCAAAGTCAGTACCTCCACTTATCATGCTAACGATGTTTGTCTCACTACCATTCGCAGTATCAGCCTTAGGGAGGCGTGCCGAAGCAAACCTCACAGGATGATAGAAGGGAGTTTCTACCTCAATAGTGTTATTCACACCAAGATTAGTTGAAGCAGATCCACCTGCTGAATACTGATTAGATGTAGCAGTAAGACGCTGTGTTAAATAGTCAGCACTAGTATCAGATAATGTAAATGTCTCTACAGGAGAGTTATTATCAAAACCAACCCTACTAACTGTTGGCATCACATACTGATTATCATCAAACACATATTTATTTCTCAAACCTCCACGCCACGCGGCGTAACACGGGGAGAACCAATGCAGGTAATGTGGTATAGTAACAGTAGCGGGAAAACCACTGTTGACATCAATACCTTTCGGATCAAATCCAGGCCAATAACCTATGGCCTTGTCGCGCAAATTGGTTTGCGTTATAGTACCTGCTGTTGGGGCTCTAAAAACCCACGTACGGTGATGTACATAACGACGCATTAAGTCTCGTAGACTTTTTGGCGACTCCCCGAAATAGACGTTCATAGTCTGATCGGTCTCTTTAGAAGTAACTGCTATATCCTGAATCCCCCCAGGGTCTACAGGTATATCAGTTGCTCCCATAGTAGTCCCAGATGGAGCTTCTTCTATTGTTCCAGATTGCGGACTGTAGCCGGTATAACCGGTACTCCGACGCTTATATTCAGACAAAGGCTTGTCCTTTAATGAAGGTAAAGCTGCACTCTCCTCCCTATCCTCAGGGATAGTTGTTAATGGATCGCCTAGCTCTGGGAACAAAGAATATAGATGAAGTGTGGAAGGATTTGGCGAAGCAAACTTGATATCAGGCACACAAGAGACATAGACGTTAAAAGAAATATCCGTGTCTGGTGCTGGCGCTACCAAGCTATTCACGACATCCACTTCCAATATTCCATTCCATTTGTTGTCAAATGAGGTTGGTAAACGCGAAGTATTATGAATAGTGTCGGTTCTGACAGGTAACATAACCTCAGTCTGCAACCAAGGTTGAGACTGACCCCATCCTATAACCACTTCAAAATCATCCTCTTCAGCCAAATCAATCACTCGCGAATATACAGTATTATATTCGACAGTGCTACCATGCGATTTAGGATCCCAACGCAAAAGAATTCTTCCTTTATGGAAATTACTCTTGACAGCTTGAAATCTAAACTTTATGGAACCCTGCCAATACTTAAACGCCTGCGCTAAATAGCACATCGGGGTGGCGTGTAATTCCGCGCTAATTCCTGGGACAGAATCATATAAGGAAGGACCCACTCTACAGTTCCACAAAAGGGTATTGGGAGCTTGCGTGGAGGCCATGGAAAAATTGGTTAAGTAAGATTCACGACATGCGAAATCTACTATACCCATTTGATCTTGACCATCTAGTCCAACCGTTCTAGAATCTATTGTCAACTCCTGCTTTGAATCTAAAGACAACTTATTAACAGCGTCAGCTGCATCCGTATTGGATAAATTACCAGTAGGACTAGGTTTTTGTAAGACCATGTCTGTAACTACTGGTGGTCGCGAATATCCAAAGTTGGATGCCATTTGACCGACACCTTTAGCCATCATCTCAGTAGCTCGTGCATACGGTGCTATACTAGGTAAATTAGTGAGAGCCCCTGCTGCATGAGCTATTGCCGAAGCAGGCTTAGAAATGATCCCCTTGCCGTATTCGTCACTTGCAGCATTCATTTTCCCAGACTGAGGTGAATAGTCACGTGCTGAAATAGCATTAAGACTTGTCGGGACAGTTAGAGTGACATCTGATGCCCATACGAACGCGGTTACAGTGACCGGATCATCTCCTCCATTTGCGTGCTTAAGGTTGCCAAATGACTTTACCGCAAGTTCCCCCATCATGGATGAATCATTATCCGTCAAGGACATATAATTATTGTGGTAGAAAAATGGCATGTCAATCTGACCACCCGAGTTATTTGTAGGGTTCAAGAATATATGAGGTTTCTGAGATGCTCCGATAATATCTTGGTCCAAGAAATTCCTCTCCACTGTCACTTCATCATACAGATAGGGATTGTAAGATACAATAGCCCTACCATAGTGAAATCCTGTTCCTGAAATAACAAATTTGGCATGCAAATTCATACGCAACAATTCATAATAAGATGTTTTCTCTTTGACTCTAGGATTTACTAAGAACAATTCCCACGGGTTGAAATTCTCAAACAAAGGCTGTCCAACGACCCACTGAGTCTCCCAAACTTTTACGGGACGACCTAAGAAATCTCCTAAATCTGAATCGTTGTTGTTGGCTAAGTTATACGTAGCGTCGCGACTCTCCGTTATGGAGGTAGTCCAACCAGCCAACTGGTCGGAGAATCCAGTAATGGATTCCAACTTTTGACCACTACCTTGGGCAATGGTAGTACCAGGCTCGCCAGCCTGTGGTACATACTCGCTGAGTTTTAAGTCCTCAGCAGACTCTACTTCATTAAAAGTGTTAGTGAGACGCTTTATTTATACGGGTAGCATCCTTGCCTCAAAGGACACTCCTATCGCACGTTTTATTGCAGTGGGACTCTGCGGTAACTAAATAGCACTCAGGTTTCAATACCCCCCATTCCTATCGCAAGCATTCCAAGCCGTAATAAACGGGCTAAAATACGAACTTGTATGTAACCAATACGATAAGTGTGATTTTGGCTTTTCCGTAGAACTACGACACTCACGCGCGCCGCGCCCAGTTTAACGACATGGTGGTCGGGGATGAGACTTACCACAAAATGGGTACAGTCTCAAGAAAATCCGTGTATGGAGCGGGGAACACGGGATCCCCATGCATGTGCACTAATTGCATTCCATACTCTGTAGCAATTATTCCATAAATTGTACGAGTAGGAAAGATCGCGCTCCAAATATTAGTATAGCGCACAGCTTGTTGCACGACCTTAGTCATCATCCCTTCGCGCCCGATAACGCGTTTACACTCGATGACTAGTACAGCCTCTTCGGTGACATAGGCTAAGTCTCCTTGGCCACATTGTGTCGAAATAATAGTATATTCCTCATATGCAGGCTTACCTAACATAGACTTTACGTAGTTAACTATCGTTAGTTCTTGGGAAACCGGTGTTGGATCAGTTACTTCACTTACCGTAGAATCCCCCCAGTAATCACAATCAATGGTATAACCACTGTCATCTGATTCACTAGCAGAATGCGGTTGATAGTTCTCATCTTCAACACTATATTTTTCCTTCCAACGAACAACACGCTCATCAAAGTCTAGGTTCAATGTCGTGCATGGCAAATCTTCTATTTCAGCTATTTGCTTCATCTGTGCCAAACGCTTATCAAAAACTTCACGGCCATGGAAAAACCACTCACGTAAAGCACCGTCAACATTTTGACACGCTACCTCCTTAGGAGTAAGCGCCTTTGATTTCACTACGGCATGCAATGATTTCATGATAGATTCTTCTGCCAACGGTCCGACATATCTATTCAAGGCTGGTTCCCACCTAAATCCTCTCTTAAGAAAGTCTAATTCATGCAAAGACATGTACGGTCTAGGGTCTGATGTTTTATCGGGCATAGTAAATGTAATATCGATTTCCCGAAGGATACCAGCCATAACTACGTGGTTAAACCTATCGCAGTTCTTGTCCGTACCGCACGCCGCATCATCTCCATATGTGATGAGGGACATGACATCTCTGAATCGTGCTGGTCTATTTAATCCCACCTTCTCACCTAGTTCACCTAGATCTTCTGGTGGATACACCTTGAAGAAACAATATCTAAATAGGAGAGAATTTACAATACTATTAATGTAGACTGTCATATTTTGCCCTGAAGGATTAGTGCCATGGAAACGCACTAATGTTCCATTATAGGCAATCAGTGGAGTACAAACCTCATGCACAATTACTCGCATGCGTTGTAAGTCTGCTTTCGAGTACCTACCGGACCAACTAGCAATCTTCATCATCACTGCGAATGCAGAGAGGGTGAGTTGTGCTGGCATACGCACATCATACTTCTTGTAGTCGCCAGCTACAATTTTATCGTCGCCAAATTTCGCAATGAATTCCGTCAATTCATGCCACTCGGGACCGTGAGCATTGATACCTACAGCCGTCTCCGCAATCAATGGGTTCACAGATAGGAACCTAGCTATCGGAAGGAAGTATTTCCTTATGATAAATTGGAGTACAAGAGGTGCTCCCTCGAAGACTCTTACCTTAGTCTCATTGACTTTCCTAGGCTCATCCTTTAAGTTCGCTCCAAATATGAGATTTAATGACTCGTTGGCATCTGCTTGCGTCAATACCTTATAGATGTACGCTTGGACTTCAGGTGTGAACTGCTTTGGACAAGCATGATCCTCAGTAGGTTCTAACTCTTCCAAGTACTTGGACTTAGGACCTCCAATAGGATAACCAATAGAAGTGCTTGAAACCATAGCATCTATAAATCTTTCACCGTCTCGACCAGATATAGTCTCCTGATCTGTAAGAGGGGCCAATTGGTTCGTCCAATATGATGGATTAGCATCAAAAACTTCGCGAAGACCCGAAAGATAGTCCTCCATCGCAAAGTTCAATGCAGATTGCGGTAGCCCAGGTGAGGGCCGAGCTGCATGCTTCAACGTCTCATACCAAGGGATCCACGTGCCACTATCGGTGTGACCCTTCTCATTGACAAATGGTTGCTTGAAAGCAGGACCACTCCATGTATTGGGTACACCAGTTACTTTGGCAACTGTGTCAGAAATAGGCGTAGGTACGACATCAGAATGCATTGTAGACCGCCCAGTGACAGAGCCATATACGGTCAATGTGGCATCCTCAGGCAAGAAATTAGTTCCACATTTATAGTGCACATCTTTGGAAATGGCAAAATGTTTTCCTAATATAGTCTCCTCTATGTCCTTGGTTATGGGAGGAGGAATATGCGTTGGGCTTAGTGCCGTGACCTCAATCACAGCACGATCCAATTCAGGCGAGGTGATAGCAACTCCAACTCCATCCCTAGTACCATTCCGACCACCAATGTGGAAACCCACAATTTTCTTCTCGATAGAATCACTTACCAAAGGAAACATACACATCCCTGGTTTTGTGGTTGTATTCCGCAAGGTGTAGTACGATCCAGGGAAAGTGTACGGACCATTGCTAGCATCACTAACATGGTTCCACCAACCAATGTCCGTAACATGCCCTTTACCCTGGAACCCATGAATAGCAACCGTAATAGGGTGCCTAACATGATCTTCCTCAAAGTGCTTTCCCATATGATTGGTGGGTCCTCCGGATCCAACATAAATCATAACTAAGTCCTTTCCCGGTATCCTATAAGCCATAGTTGGATCTAAAATAAAGTTGAGAGTTCCACCAGGACCTCTTAGTGTTGCCTTGGTAGGCTCCTCGGGCATTGTATGATATGGAACCACAAAATACTTGGTCCAATAATAGAAAGCCAAGCAAGTATCTCCATCAATCTCATAAATAAAAAGATGGTTGCGCAGAGCATTCCATGCAAAATCCTGATTCACAAAACTTCCTTTATTATCTAAAGGTTTAATTTCAGGCTTTGCCCAGATACACTCCTCCGCGTCACGAGCTTGAATTTCAGCTACTGTGCGCGGTTGCAAACAACCTTGCACAGACATGTTCGCCCTCAAAGCTTTGTAAGTCTTAACAGCTCCATAAAGAACTGCTAGACCCGCAAAAAGACCACATGCGTACTTAACGTGTTCATCACGCATCGACTTAAAGCACGCTGGTAAGGCTTCACGATCCTCTTTCAAGCGTTCCAAGTATGCCGTTTTCTTCGTCTCAACTACTGTAGCAAAAGTAAAACTGAAATAAATTGCGCTACAACATAATAATATAGCAGTCGGTAATACCCCTATTGTGAAAAGTAGTGGTAGTGAAACAAAGAAATTGCCGGCTAGGGCTAGTTTTATATAATCTTTCACATCGGTTCCAATGATATCTTCGCCCATAGTCATGATGGTGGCCTTAATCCAATCATTATCCATCCACTGTTCTGGAATCCAATTCGTCCAACAAGAGAAAGGTGACTCTTCATAAAGTTTAAGTTGTGCTAACACAGCATCAATAGCCATATCCTCTACTCTAGACTCATAAACAAGCTGAGCAGTCTGGATCTTGTGCTTGTATTTGCCAGCTTTATTCTTCAACTGACGAGCCAATCTATCTCCAAAGTGTGGTTGGTAATCGGA